CAGCAAGACTTCTTCCTCGTCCTGCGCATCCGCCGCACGACGCAACTGATCCATCAACGCCTGTGCGTACAACGCCCGAATGGAAGCGTTCACAGCCTCCACGCGGGCCTGCAACGCGGCCACCTGTGCCGCCCCCGCACCGTCTGCGTCCAACGCCACCACGGGCGCTGTAGCCGCTGCAACCTCCGGCACCGCAGCCGGATTACGCCGCACGACTCTGCGAGCCTTGGCCCGCGCACGCTTGGTTATCTGCGCTTCGTACTGCTCGATCAGCGCGTAAAACTCATACTCGGTATCGACCACCACGCGGCGGTCACCCAGTTGCAGCATCCAGCGGCGGCGAGGCGCACGCCCCTGCCCCTGCTGGCCGGGAACCGACGCAACAGACGACGGCCACCACGGCAGCAGCATTTAGCGGAACTCGACTAGCGAAAGCGACGCGCGCGATGCGCTCGTTCCACCGATCCCCGTCACGCACAGCGTCAGCGTCCCCATGGCGCGAACCGCCCCTGCGCGGTCAAGCGAAATCGGGAACTTAGCTTGCAGCGCCCGCGTTACCGCATCCTTTGCCTGCGCGCCGGACATCACATAGCCCGACGCAATCACCAGTCCGACGCCCGAAAGCGTCCCCGGTGCGCTGCTATATTCGGCCGCGCTGTACGTTGCGTTCACCGCAGCCCATGTCGGAGCCACGGAAAACGTCGCGCCAAGCACCAGCTCCCACAAAATCGGGCTGTTCCCCGTGGCCGTTATGCTCAGGCCCGACGGGATCAGCTTGGTCCGGTTCGTGACCCCTGCGAACGTCGTGGCCGGGCGCACCGACAGCAGCGCCGTGCGCGTGCCGTTGCCGGCCGTTGCCAGACCCTCTGGCGTGACAACCGTATACCCAAGGTCTTCAGCGAACCCGCCCTCTGCCGACACGTTCGCGCACTTGAAATGCGTGGTGCGAGCGCCCGACAGCGCGGTGGTCGTCAGCAGCATCTGCACCGGCAGCGTCAGTTGCTGCATGTACGGAACAGCTAGTGTCGTGTTGGCATTGCGGAATTCGTGGAAGTAAACAATCTTCCCGCCAATATCGAACCCGCACCGCACCCGGCCCATGCCAAGAAACTGCGCGTCGACCACAAGAATCTGCGCACGCTCGACGTTCAGCGTAATGCCCGACGCGCCCAGCCCGTTAAGCGTGTCGAGGTTCCACGCCGACTGTGCTACCACTTCCTCGACGACCGACCCGCTTGTCGATGAGCGGCGCACAATCGACAGCACACCGTCGCCCGCTTGCCGAAACATGATGCCGTTGTCAGCATCGAACAGCCCGACATCGACCGTCGTCCCTGCAACCGCTGCACCCAGCACAAACGTGAAGAAGCACAGTTGACTGCGCCCCGCCTGGTACGGAATGTATTCGTACGACTGCACGAACACGGCCCCGGTGCCGGTCGTCGCTGACAGCGCCAGCATCCGCGTCGCGCTGGAGAACGTCGGCGCGCTGGTGCCCGTGCCGCTCGCACCCGCCTCATACAACAGCGGCTCTGCATCTAGCCGCAGCGTTGACGAAAAGAGCGCCGTAGCCTGCGACACGCGCAAACGCGAGAAGGCGTCTAGGTTCGGCCCGTCGCCAATCGCAACATCCAGCATGTCGCCCGTCGCCTGGTACGGCCGCACACGCTGCACGCGCCCGATGCCAGGAATCTCCTCGGCCGCTACGCTGACCGGAAGCCCGTTCGCGTCCCGTAAGACAACGATGTCAGGCGACTGCGCCATTACTGCACCGTTTCCACGCCCATTGCACGACCCGTCGCCGGGTCACGCACGATCCGCCTAGGTGCGGCTGCAAGCGACATCGACTGCTGCAAGCTCGCCACCGTCTGCGCAAGCATCTGCATCATCTGCTGCATCTGCATTGCGCCTTCATCCGGCACCTCTTCGCCCATCTCGCCGTCGGCGGGCTGCGCCTGCGACTTCAGCACTTCGGCTGCAAGCTGCATCAGATTCTGCTCGCGCATGATTGCGAGCTTCTGCTGCTCCAACTGCATGTTCGCCTGGAGCTTCTGCTGCTCGAGCGCCATCTGCTGCTGAAGCTTCGCGCTTTCTACCTGCATGTCCATCTGCGCCCGCTGCTGATCCTGTTGCGCAGTCATCTGCATCTTCTGCGCCTCTATCTGGCCTTTCTGCTGCACCTCAATCAGCTTCGGGTCGGGCGGCGGCGGCTGTTGCGGCTGCGGCGGCGCGTTCTTCGGGTTAACCCAGAACTCCTCCGCATTCTTGAAGCCCGCCGCGTTCGACAGCTTCGTCAACATCGCGTACAGCTTGTCGGGCGCGCTAAACCCGAGTTGCACGCCCGGGCCAAGCGCAAGCTGCAGCATCTGCATCAGGAACGCCATCTGTTCCTGACGATTGCCGGTGCCCAGCCCGACGTTGATGCTCATGTCCTTGCGACGCGTCCACTGGCGCGGATCGACCGGAACCCACTCGTTGCGCAGCTGCACGATCGACGCACGCCGCGAGTGCTTCAACGTCAGTGCGTGGACGACGCTGCACAGTTCGGTGACGGCGGTGGCGAAGTAGCGCGCGACGAGCTCGATACGCTGGCTCTGCGCGCCCTGCAGCATCGCGATGCCGCTTGCGGTCCGGTTTAGCGCATTCGGATCGAGCCCCGTGCCGACCCTAGTGACGCCCGTGCGCGTCTCGCGCACGACGTCCATGTACTCAAGCGTGCTCAGAGCCGGCGCGGGGTTGTACGCCTCGGAGAGCGGCAGCACCGCGCCCATCGGGTCGCCCTCGACGCGCACCAGGCCACCCGGACGCGACACCAGCATGTCGTCCAGGTTCACGCGGTCGGCGTTGATCGCGTGCCGCGGCGAGTTCGCCAGATACAGCGCGTCCAGCACGCCACGCAGCAACGCGGTTTTCGCGTCCTGGACTTCCTTGATCTCGTCGTACAGCGACTCGCCGTAATGCTGGTGCGGCAGCGGCTTGGCGCTGAATGCGACGAGCGGGATCAAGTCCGCTTCCTCGTTCAGCAGCACCGTCGTGCCCACGACAATGACGTGGCGCAGCTCGGCCTCGCCGTCGCCGTCGTAGTCGCAGCGAATCCAGCACTCGCGCACTTTCACGCGGCGCATCGACGGATCGGGCTCGACGTCCTCGTCGTGCAGTTGCCACGAACGCTCTTTCCGGGCGTCGCGCTCGAAGTCCTCGACGCTGTTCCCGCCGTCGCTGATGTCGTCTTCGACGTCGAAGCCCATCGCGCGAAGTTCGGACAGCGTCTTGTCCTCGCGGCGCATCACGAACGCGCTCTGCGCGAGCGACACCGTCGTCGCGTTCGGGTCGACCAGCACCGACTCGGGCGGGACGTTGACGACATCCACGCAGCCTTGCGCGGTCGTGCGCTGAATCGTCGCGTCGATGGTCAGCGTGCCGTAGTCGTCGATCGTCTCAGCGATCTCGACCGGCTGCGCGTCACCCGACTGCAGCAGCGCCTGGAACTCCTCAAGCGAGAGCCCCTTGTACTTCTCGCGCTCGTACTCGTCGTCCTTCCAGTCCGCGAGCACGTAGCCGTTCTTCTGCAGCAGCGCGTCATGCAACCAGCCGCTGAAGATGCTGAACGCGTCGTTCTTCTCCGTGAGCACCCAGTTGACGTAAGCCGTCTCCTGCTCGGCGCCCTGGATGTCCTCCGGGCCGCGCGGCGTGAACTTGACGACCTCGTCGCCCGAAAGGAACAGCTTGAGAATCGGCCCCTTCAGCGATTCGCAGACGTCGTAGACGCTGCGGTCGACAACCTGCGAACGCCCTTCCGGCGCCGGGTTGACGTTCTCGCCGCGGTAGTAGTCAAGGGCTTGCGTCCTGTTGTCCGCGAGCGTCCCGTCCTCGGCTGCTGTCTCGAGGTGCTCGATCGCCCGCACCAGATCCTTGTCGTCCATTTTGCTCATACGCGGACCTGAGTGCGGCTAACTCCGATTGAAGTGACTGATAATTCGTGAACAGCGCCAGGAACTCGCGCTCGAGGCGTTCGACTTTGGCGTGTAGCAGGCGACTCATGCGGCCCAGACCTTCGGGTACGCGATCGGCTTGGCCTTCACATCGCGCTTCGCGGCGACCGCCGCATACCGGAAGGCGTCGGCCCCGTGCGAATACTCGTCATGCAACGGCCGGCGCTTGAAGCCGCCCGTCCCTTCGTCCTTGTCCCACCGATAACGCCGCAGGCATTGCAGCCCATCGGCGCAGCGCGTGGCGTCGAACCAGCAGCGGTTGAACAGCTCGCGCGCTGCGTTGATGCCGTCCAGCACCGACAGCGCCGGCACGATCTGGACGCGGTAGCCTGCAGCGCGCGTCTGGTCCTCGATCGACTTGCCAGTACCGAGTTCCTTGGCTTGCGCGTCATGCGGCAGCCAAACCGTCCGATACACGTAGCCGCGTCGCTGCATGTCGGCCAGGTACTCGGACCACGGCTTCAGGTGCCCCTGCATGTAGTCGACCAAGTGGAATTCCTGCCCGACCCACTGCCCGAACCACGCGGACGTGTAATCCGCCCAGCCGATGTCGAAGTACACGTCGACCGGCTTGGCCTTGTCCGATGGCACGCTGGTGATGCGATCGGCCTCGGTCGCTGCGCGGATCTCGCTGGCGTAGATCGCGCCGTCGAGCACCTGCCTGCAGTGGCCTTCCCAGACGGTCAGGTACGCGTCCGGGTCGGTCGCCTTCATGTGGTCTCTCTCGGCCGCCAGGACGTCCGGGAACCACGGGTTGTCGTCCCAGTTCACCTTCGCGACCACCGCTTCCGGCGGCGGGCGAAGTACGAAGCGCCGATAGGTTTCGTCGCTGTCAAGTTCCGGGTTGAAGCTCACCCAGATTTCAGACTCGGGCCGGCGGATGGTTGGAATCAGCGTGTCCCAGGATTCCTTGCTGACCGTCTGCGCTTCCTCGACCCAGCAGACGTCCGCGCCCTCGTAGCTCTTGATGCTCGCGATGTTGTGCCGCAAGCCCTCAAAGCCGAACGTGGTGCCGTTCGCGCCCACGATGCGCGTGCGCTGGATCTCGTAATGCCCTTCCAGCCCCATCACGCGGATCTGGTCGGACAGCAGCGCGTGAACCGAGTCTTGAATGCTGTTCTGGAACTCGCGGGCGCACAGGATGCGCAGCGGGCGTTCGGCGCCCAAGATCAACAGCGCGCGGGCGAAGGACCACGACTTCGCCGATCCCCGTCCGCCATAGGCGACTTTGTATCGCGCGGGCTTGAACAGGAACTTAAGTTTCGCCGGGAACTCGGCCTGCATCGCGGAAGATCACTTCAAGCCGCGCCTTGATCGGGCCGCCGTCCACGCCGCCCATTTCAACGGACTGCACAGCCTTGCCGTCCAGTCGGTCGCCGATCTCGCGAATTGCCGCCACGTCGCCTTCGGTGGCCTTCGTCACCAGCGCGTCGGCAATCGCCCGCAGGTTTTTTGCGTCCTCGGCCAGCAACGCCCGGCGCAGCGTGTCGCGCCAGATTCGGCCGTTGCGAGCGTTCTGATTGCCAGCAGGTGCGCCAGCCATTGTTCTACAACCTAAGTAATTGACTCGCCGGTCAGTAAGGCTTCTTGCCGCCCTTGCCCTTGCCGCCCTTCTTCTTGCCCTTCACATCGCCCTCGCACAGCGGCCGAGCTTCTGACAGCGCGCCGGATTCGGGCAGCTTTTGCAGACCGCCATTGCAGGCGCGGGCGGCGGGGTCTTGCGCTTCGGCGCGGGCTTGCGTGCTGTCGGCATGGCGCGTCCAAAAAGAAACGCCCCGCGACTGCGAGGCGTTAACCCATGATTCACAACGAGGAGGAGTCTGCACACGGTCACTGCGGGGACAATGACCCGGACCAATTATCACGCGGGCCTGGCATAAATGCCACGCCTAAATGTCATAGATTATTCGACGCCACGAGCGTGCAGCGTGATCTTCAGCAGCCCGCGTGCGCGCTCGTAAATCTCATAGACGCTCTCGTAGCGTTTCCAGCGCATCGGCCCGATGACGACCGCGTTGACGGCTGCGCGCTCAAGCGCCGGCAGCGAGTCGACTGCAGCGTCCACCGCGAGCGCCATCGTGTCGTCGAGCGTCGCGACCATCGAGTCAAAGTCGCCCGGCGGGCGCCAGCGGATGCCGGCGGCGGTCGACGGGTAGCCGAGTTCCGCGCGGTGATCGCTCTCACGCATCCAGTCGCGCCACGATTCAAGCAAGTAAGTCAACCGTTGGTCGTTCATTGCTCACCTTTTGCACTTGGCTGCGCCATGCGCGCACGACGCCGCCGTTGACGTCCACCCACACGACGCCGCTGACCGCTTTGATGACGCTCCCGTACACGACTGTCGGCACGTCGGTTGCGCGGGGCTTGCCAGGGCGCGCATAGCGCCGCACCAGCACGGCGTCACCGCGTTTCACCGCTGCGCCCCCGTCAGCCGGTCGATCAGCACCTCGAGCCGCAGCGAATCCGCCCGCGCCATCGACAGCCGCACGTCGTCCAGCTCGCGCCGCAGCAGTGCGCGCATCTCGTGATCCGGCGGGTCGATGTCGTGCCGGTCCGCGGTCAGTTCGCGGACGAGTCGCTCTAGGCGGTGCGCGACTGCGTCGGTCACGACACGTCCTCCACGCGCAGAACCCATTCCCGCGCCCGTTCGCCGCGCGTGACGACCCGCGCCGCCCAGCCGTGGACGATGACGCGCACGTTCGCCTCGCGGACTTTCGGCAGCAACGGCGAGTCGGCGATCTTGCGCACGCGCGCCGCCATGTTGCTGCTCGTCGTCGTCTGCACGGCGAGCACCTCGCCGCGGCGAATCGCCAGGATGTCGGCGAACCCCCACAAGTCGACTTTCCAAGTTAGGTGCCGAGTGCGCTCGTTTCGCTCGACCACCTCGACGTGGTAGCCCTCGGCCTCTAGCACCTCGCGGCTCATGGCGAGCGTGGACGCGCGGCCTTTCACGGGCTTGCGCGGCGCCTGGACGGCTACGGATGCCAACTCGGGGCCGGCGGCGCGTTCTAGGGCCGTTTCCGTGGCTTGCAGCGCCATCACTGCACCCCCGCCACCGGCCGCGGCGACTGCTGCTCGCTCGGCACCGGCCGCCAGCCGGACGGCCACTGCCTGCCGTCTTGGTCGGTCAGGACGATCAGCACGCCGACCATGCCGCCGGCCAGCGCTGCGACGATCGCCGCTTCGAGCATCCGCACGACTTGCTCGGTGTCGTGTGCGCTCATTGCTCAATCCCCCGTTTCTGCAGCGCGTCCCAAATTGCCCGCGCGCGTACGCGGACTGCGGCGACA